TGGCAAGTCGTTCCCGGTTCGGGGATCCTTCGGGGTTTCTGCACCCGCTGTCACGGACCTTTCTGTGGGCCTCAATGCTCGAAGTGCATCCCGCATGAGAAGTGGCTTGAGCAAATGGAGCGCCAGGGGGTGAAGCGGCCGTAATGCCTCTCATGTGGCAATATCAGATTCTCGCAGAGCTTCCTCCGGCCAACAGCCTGACCGGAGGATGGGAAGAAAACATTACGCTCGACAAATGGGTACCCAAGCTCCCCGATATCCGGTTCCAGCTGAAATATCTCTCGGAAGCGATCATGCCGGATATTTCGACGGAACCCCGGATGGTTTCGTGGCTCGAGAGAATGACGCCGGACAAGTGGGAGCCCTGTCTTCCGGCAAGGCGTTACGAGAGGGCATACCTTCCAGCCCCGAATCAGCCGTATTTTACCGTGGCCCCGCTTCTGTCGTGGGTGCCGTTCATCGACAAGTGGGGGCCGGCTCTCCCGGCGAGGCACTACGAAAAAGCATACCTGACGGCGGCGATCATGCCACAGGGGGCGCACCTGGAAAAGCCTTGGTACGACGGGAATGCAGCACTGAGGTTCATCCTTGACAAGGAAAAGACCCGATTTTAGATGTATCGGAGGGAATCCGGAATGAAATATAAAATCCTCATCACATCCTGCATATTTCTCCTGCTGGCGACTCTTGCCTACGCCCTGAATTCCACATTGAAGCGGGATTCGTTCGGTGTGTCGATTCAGGGCGCCTTGCGACCGGCCGTCGCGCAGAAACTTGGTTTCTACACCACGACGGACAACGCCGTGAACTCCGCGGACTTCCAGTATCCCGTGATCGAAATCACGGCGACGAAGGATTGCTTCTACAAACTCGGCGACAATACCGTGATCGCTACGGACAACGATTATTTCTTGCCGGCGAATCAGCCGAAATGGGTCATCGTTGGTACGAACGTGCGGATCGGGGCTCTTGGAGCTACGGACAATGGAGTGCTTTACATCATGGAATTGTACTGATCGGGGGGCGAGATGGCGAACGTAAAGAAACTCGGTACGTCGAAGATCGTCCCGGGGAATACCGTCTACTGCATCATACGGAGGGAGCTCGATGATTTCCGGCTGGACGACGCTGACGGCCTGACGTTCGCTGCGGCTCCTGCGGATCCGTACGTTTCCCTGACAGAAGATTCCGCCATCAAGGGGCTGTATGAGGTTTCCGAATCTCGTGTCGCGTGGAACGACGGTCGGTACAGGGCATTCATCTACATCCAGTCAGGGGCTTCTCCGGCTCCGGTAGATGACGCCCTTGTGGATCAGATGGACTTCTGGGTGCTTGGGGATCTGATTGTCAACGCCGTCCCTTGGGAAACCGGCACAGTGCAAACCGACGCCGCGAATTCGACGATCTCCTTCAAGACCGACCTTGCCTCTACAACCGACGGATATTGCAACGGCTCTTTCGTCAAGTTCACCAGCGGCGCGCTCATCAACCAGACCAAGAAGATCGCCACACCCGGATACGGGGGAACGTCGAAGCTTTTGCAGGTGACTTCCGGCTTCACGGAGATCCCCGCGGTGGGGGATCGGTTCATCATCATCAATCAGTAGGGGGGCGACATGGCGATCATCGCGGCGAATTTGGCATTCTACCTGACCGGGGGGGCCGGGAACGCGCTCCCCGCCGCGTCCCTCGGGGGGGATATCTCGAATACGGCCTTCACGGACAACACCCTCCAAAACCTGTTCGCAAATGTCTCGCCGGCCGAAGCCCTTGCGGGAAGCGTGAAATATCGGGCGCTGTCGTTCAAGAACCTCGCCGCGGAAACGGCGTATGCGGCCGTGCTCTATATCTCCCAGGAGACGAGCTCGGCCGATACGACCGTGGCGATCGCCTTCGATTCGACCGGGACACAGAGCGTAGTTGATGAAGATACAGCGCCGGTCGGCCTTTCCTTCTCGACGCCCCTCTCTTTGGCCGCAGGGATCGCCCTGGGGGATATCGCCGCCTCGGGGGTGGCACGGGTGTGGTTCCGAAGAACAACAAGCGCTGGCGCGGCCCAGGCAAGTGACACGGGCAAATTTGCCGTGACCGCGGGATCGGCACCATAAATGTCATTCTATCTGCTTCGTGATGAATACCAGATTTTGCAGGAGAAAACTGCGAAGTGGAATATATGGGGTGTAGTTTCCAAAGAATTCACGTTCCTTGAAAGCATATATAGCGCGGTTAGCAACAACTTCACGCTCAGATATAATATCATGTTCTATGTTTCCCGTGAATTTACGTATCTGTGGGATATATGGATATACGTTGCGAGAGAGTTTACTTATCTGTATCGGATCGCGATAGATTACAGCGCACGGGTTAAATATAATTTCTCGAAATCTGGCGTTGTAACACGGTTTTTCAGGAGAAATCGCGTTGGCTGATCCCGTTCTTTCGGCGGTGTTGTCCGGGCAAAGGGCGATAGCCTTGTCGTGGACGTTTGATAGCAACGCTGATTTTCAGGTGTTCTGGAAATCGAATGTTCCGGCAGGGCAGGAGTACGTCCTCCTTGCAACGACAAATGCTTTTTCGTACACGACACCAGACCTCGAATCGTCGAAAACTTACTATTTCTATGTAAGAGCGAATGTTGGGATGACTTATTTCTACAGTAACGTAGTGGAGTTGTTTGTTTCATGCGGAAAGGGGGTTGTATTGTCAAGTACTCCACCAAGCCCTCCACCGGCTCAGATACCGTTTGTTGATGTATACGCCGCTTCTGAAATAAGTTCAGGGACTTTTGATATTTTCAAGCAAGACGCGCAAGATGGATTGTTCTATTCTATCGGGCAGGGAGGAAGCAATGTTTCTTGGCGCGGCATGTGTGCCGCGCCAAACGGAGACGTATATGTTGCCAGGGAACAAGGGGCTTTTCCGGGAGATATCTATAAACAATCCGGTGGAGTTGGCGATTTTGTCGCACTTGGCCAGGGTAATCTCCGCTGGTATGTCATGGGAGCAGTCCCAAACGGCGATATATATGCCGGAGTGTATTCCGGTGGTATTTATAAGCAAACGGGTGGGGTGGGTAATTTCTCTGTGCTTGAGGTAAACAGGGATTGGTTCGGAATGACCGGGGATGCCCTTGGGAATGTGTACGCTTGTGTAAACAGCGGAGATATTTATATAAGGACGGGGGGCTCCGGGAATTTTGTCGCATTAGGCCAAACACATCGGACTTGGCGAGGGATGTGTGCATCTCCAAAAAATGGAGATATATATTGCGCGGATTACGGTGGCGATATATATGTTCGTTTTGGCGGGGTTGGTGATTTTGTTTCCATTGGATTCCCAAGCATGGCAATTCGGGATATGGCAGCAACAATGAACGGAGACATATATGCTGCCGGATATGGGGCAGCAACAAATATTGTTATCCGAACAAGGGGTGTTGGAAATTTTATCCCAACGGGAGATCCAAACAGAAGTTACGTAGGAATGGCGGCGAGGGCATACTAAAATGGACAATATAACCAAGAGCTCTATCGAGAAATTCCCGGTACATTTCAATTTCTCCACCGACTTCCTCGATGGGGAAATCATCTCTTATAAAACGCTGACCTGTGTTAATTCAGCAACCGGCGTCTCGTCCGTGGCCTCCATCATCGACAGCGAGACGATCAATTCCCCGGATGTGGATGTGGTCCTGAAAGGTGGGATCGAAGGGGAAGAACATTCGATCCAATGCGTCATTACGTCAAACCTCGGGAACGTCTACCAGCGGGACCTTCTCCTGATGATCGCCACGGTCGTTACGGACGGTTTCAACAAGCAGCCGGCCGACCGTCTCCTGTTCGATGTGGATTACTCAAGACGTCTCGAGGCGGGAGACACGATAGCGTCTGGGGCGGTCCTCGCCACGAAGGAATCGGACGGGACGGACGTTTCAGCGACGATCGTAGTCCTCATCGAGACGATCACCCCCAAGATGGGGGTCCATGTCGCGGAGGGATCGGACGGCGAAACGTATCTTCTCGGGGTCCGGGCGACCACGACTGCGGGGTACGTCTACGAGAAGAGCCTAAGAATGAATGTCCAGGAGATTCCATAAAATGGCGGTCAAATATTTTTCTGCAAAAGCCATCGACAAGGGGATCAACAGCCAGCTCCCTGGGTCGCTCGTCCTGTGGGCGATCGGGAGAAACGTGCGGTTTACGCCCGGGTACGTCTCGAAAACCCTCGGCGTGGCGTACCTCGCCTCGACGTTCGGGCACGTTGCGGTCCGGGCATCCTTCACGTTCATCGGTACGGATGGGGCGGTCCGGACGATCGTATGCTGCGACACGGTGATCTACGCTTTCAACGCGGATTTTTCCTCGTACACCGATATCACGCCCTCGCCAGCGCCCACGGGCGGAGCCTCGGACGTGTGGCAATTCGAGCTCGTCGCCGGTCTGCCGATTGTGTCGAACGGGAAGGACGCAATCTGGAAATGGCCGGTCTACGCCTCGGCGCTGACGGCCCTTTCGGGGGCTCCCACCTGGGCGAAACGTATTTCAACCTGTATGCACCGGCTCGTTGTGTCGAACATCCTCGAGGGCGGATACACCTACCCGGGGCGCGTACGGTGGACGGAGCCCGGGAACCCGGAGAATTGGACGATCGACACGACGGGGAAAGCCGGCCGGTTCGATATCATGGATTACAACACCGACATTGAGGCGCTGGCGAACATCAAGGCGCAGATCGCCAACGGCCAGAAGATGTTCTTCTTCGCGGAACGCGGGATGTGGACTTCGGACTTCGCCCAGGCGACGAAGCAGTTTGTGGAGACAGACCCCGACGCGGAGATCCTTTCCTCGAAATGCGTCTGCCGGCTTGGAAACTATATTTTCTACCTCGGGAAACAGGACGTTTTCAAGACGGCAGGGGTGATGCCGGACGCGATCGGGCTTCCGATCCGTGACGAGCTGTTCGACAACCTCAACGAGAACGCCCTCGAGACGGCTTTCTGCTTTCCGGTCCGGGCCGCGTCCGAAGTATGGTTCTGCGTGGCGACGGGCGCGAACACGGTCCCGGACACGGCGTTTATCTACAACGACGAGCTGAAAATATGGACGATTCAAGGTATCTCCTTCTCCTGCCACGGGGAAAAAACCCTTACAGGGATTACGCGGGAGATCATCGGAACGGCCGCCGGGGATCTCCTGCAGCTCGACAGCGGGAACAACGGATACTCGGCTACGATCTACAACGCGATCGACGGGTATATAGAGACGGGCGATCTGAATTTCGACCTTCCGGACCACATGAAGCGGATCGCCGAAGTGATCCCGGATCTGAAAGTGCAGACTGAAGTTTCAGAAATAATGATCCGGGTAGGAGTCCGGAACCGCTTGGGCGAGGATATCAAGTGGTCGGATCCCGCCCCGTTCACGATCGGCGTATCGGAGAAATGCGATTTTGACGATTTCCGGAAGGAAGGGAAGTGGGTGCGGATCCGTTTCTATTCCGACCAAATGGATTCCCCGTGGTCCCTTGCGGGATTCACAGTAAAATACGAGGTAGCGGGAACCCGCTGAAGGAGGAACACGATGAACAGCTCCAACGTGATCGAAATGGCACCGAAGCTCGACCCGGGCAGGGCGCAGCTTCTCATGGGGTTGCTCCCCTGTATGAATCAGTTTCTTCTGAACGCCGTGGCCCCCGTCATCCTTCCGGGGATCAGGGAGCTTGCGGAGGCTTCCATGGGTGAATTCACGGCCTACCAAGTGATGAACGATATCCTGTTCGGTGGGAAGCAGCTCCACATGGCTTACGCCGACCATACAGGGATTACTCCGGAGCAGTTCCAGGAGACGTTTGCCAAGAAGCTGCAGGAGCCGGCGAAGGATTTCGTGGGCTTCTCCGTCATCGAACCCCTGCGGAACGCGGGATTTCATATCTTCGCGGTCTACATCATGCCCGAATTCAGGGACTCGAACATGATGCGGAATGGCCTTGCGTATCTCGAGGGGGAGGCGAAAAAGATGGGATCGCCGTTCATCTCCATGGCGATGCGGCATGACGCTTCGGGGGCCCTGTCTCGCCTTGGGTACGTCGAAACGACCTCGAATTACAGGAAACAGCTCTCCAAGGAGTAAGCCATGTTCCTGAACGAATCGCACCGAAAGCTTTTTGCTTTCCTCAAGGAAGGCCCCGCGAGGCGTGAGCGGTTCGAGGATCGATTCGAGTGCGATGGCGGCGGCGGTGGTGGCGGTTCGCAGGATATGGTCAGCTACACGAACCTCCTGCCGACGTACATCACCGGGATCCAGACTTGGGCGACCACTTACCTTTCGGCAGCCA